ATGCCTCGTCAAACCAAGACCGCCTATGAAATTTGGGAAGCCATCCATCAGGTGCTCTATAAAGATCGGTCGCTGGACGGACAGTTGGCTGAAATACCGTACATCACGGTCGTTGGGCTGCCTCCCGGCCAGCCGGCCGGCAGCGCCAACTGGGATCTCAGCGCCTGCTCCAGTCCACCAGCCATCGCGGCAGCCATCCAGCGCGCCAAGGCTGCTCTGCAGAAAGACCTAGATCTGGCATTGCCACACCTGGGGTCATCCGCCCACAACTGATAAGCCAGATAGCCGCCAGAGTCAGAACAACCCTGCCGGCTCGGCCTGGCGGTCCCAGCTGTAGATCACCAGCTCGCCACGCTCTACTCTGTTCGCACCGCCACCCACCGTGTAGTCCAGCCTCAGCGACTCCATCTCAAAGCCCTTGAAGCACCCTCTGATCGCCGGGTGGTCGTTGATGCTGATGATGGCCTTGCCCTTGATGCCGCGCATCTTGGCCGCCATGAGCTCGTATTGCTCCCAGGCGAAGGGCACACCGTAGCCCTCGGTCTCCCAATACGGAGGGTCCAGGTAGAACAAGGTGTGCGGGCGGTCATAGCGGTCGATACATGCCGCCCAGTCGAGCTGCTCGATGTACGTTCCGCCAGCCAGCCGCAGGTGCGCGGCAGAGAGCGTTTCCTCGATCCTGAGCAAGTTGATCGCCGGGGCCGTGGTCGCGGTGCCAAACGTCTGCCCAGCCACCTTGCCGCCAAAGCTCTGTTGCTGCAGGTAAAAGAACCGAGCTGCTCGCTGCACGTCGGTCAGCGTCTCGGGCCGCGTGTCTTGCAGCCACTTGAACACCTGCCGGCTGGTCAGCGCCCATTTGAACTGCCGCACGAACTCTTCAAGGTGGTGCGTGACCACCCGATACAGGTTGATCAGGTCACCGTTGACGTCATTGAGCACCTCGACGTTCGCGGGGTGGCGCGCGAAGAACACCGCAGCGCCGCCCGCGAAGACCTCGCAGTAGCAATCGTGCGCAGGGAACCGGCTTAGCAGCAGGTCGACGAGCCGGCGCTTTCCGCCGATCCAGGGAACTATGGGGGATGCCATTTTGCAAGCCTCTTTCTTCTCATGAAAAACTGGTAGGCTCGACGCGCTCTCGCGAGAGTGGCGGGTCTTCGCCTGGCTTGCAGGTCAATTCTGCAGGGTGGGGGCTTGGCAGGGTGTTAGCGCACCCTGCCAGGTCGCCCGTCTTTTTGTCTATCTCCTCGCGCGCTCGGGCACGTGGCCGCCGGGCAGAGCGATCCACACCGTCACGCCCGGCAGCACATTGATGCACCAGCGGCGGTTATGGGGCGACCAGTGGGCGCCGATCCAAAGAGCCCCAGGGTTGAGAAGAATCCCGGCCCGCATCACGCCTCCCCGCTCACATACGTCAGCGTCGGGGCCGGCCCCTCGACCACTCCACCACGAACAAACACCCGCTGCCCAACCGTGGCCGCGCCGCGCGCGCGCAGCGTGCCGCCGCCGGGCAGCGTGATCGTGGCCACGCCGCCAGAGACGGCCGCCACCGTGCCTGTCAGGAGGGGCGCCGGCGGGTTGAGATCTTCGAATTCGCGCCAGGGGTTAGTCAGCATGGGTTTCGATCGCAATGGTTTGCCGCAGCTTGGGGCGGTTCAGGTCGATGGACGTGCGGCGCACGATGCCCATCACTGTTCGATCTCCGACGTAGCGCACGAACTGGCCGGGCACCACCAGGCCCGTCTCAGGCAGTATTTGCATGCTTAGCGTGACGTGCTCTTGTGCGCCGGTGTCCGATATCTCGGCAATCCCTCGGGCGCGGTGGGCGTCGGCGTGCGTGATCAAGGCGTGATTGACCGGCGGCGCCAGAACGGCGCCATCGGTGCCCGTGCGCTTGAACGGGCCGTACACCCCAACGCTCTCGCCACCCACATAGACACCGTTGTAGGCCGGCTTGTCCACGAATTTGGTACCCACCACTTCAGCGGCCCCACGGGGAATTTCGAAGTCCGGCGTGACGCTGTCCCACTCCCACGGCGGCACAGGGTAACGCGGCAGCACGCGCAGCACAGCGTCTGTGGGGTGGGGCTGCACGTAGCCGCCTGCAGCGGCAGCGATGTCGTTGATCGCATCGATATAGCGGCCCTGCAGCGCCCAGGCGCCGGCGGGAACCAGCCAGTCTGCAATGCCCCAGTCAAGCGACCACCCGATGCCAACGCCATTGATCGTCAGGGCATCGGCTGCCAGTTGCTGCGCGGTGCGGTCTACGGCGTTGCCAAAGGACAGGATAGGCGCGCGCGAGTCACCCAGGATGCTGGATTTTCCCTGGCCTGAGACAGCCCAGCGCTTTTGCGGCAGAAACCGCTCATCGAGCTCGACGCTCTCAAGACGCAAGCGCAGCGGAACGCCATTGATGACCGCTTCCAATTCGGCCGTATCGCCCGCGCTGTCGCGCCCGAGCAGGCCCTCGACATCGTGGTGCAGCGAGGCTGACCAGGACCAAGTCCAACTGCCAAAGTCGAGCGAGGCATTGAACGCATGGGCGCGCAGTTGGGCGCCCGTGTCTACGCGGTGCAGGGTGATGGTGTTGATCACGATGGAGACCCTTCTGATAGGCACGATGACGGTGCCCGGCTGTGGGCCGCCGCCATGGCGCTCGCACACAAACACCAGTCGCGCAGGCAGGCCCGCCGCGTAGTCACCTGCAAACACCAGTCGCGCGGGCAGCGCCGGGGTATAGCAAGGCCCCTGCTGCGGCGGGCTGGGGCGCTGCCATTGCCCAGGGCGCGGCGTCCATGCCTCTTGAAACCGCACGCCCCACGTGTGTTGCCGACGCACGGCAATGCCCATGCCGCTTTTGATTGCCACAGGCCACTCGGCAGCCATTTGGAACTGCGCGCCGACACGGGCCTGCCGGTTACGGTAGGTCTCTTGGAACTGCGCACGTACCGGCGCTGGTGGCAGCCTGCTCGCTTGCTGGAACCCATCTCGCGCACCGATGCGCAGGCGCACAGCCTCTTGAAAGGCGCTGCGAATCGGCGCAGCAGGCCGGCGCAAAGCCTCATCAAACCCGGCGCGCACGGCGTGCTGGCGGCGGTCGGTGTCGTGCCAACGGCCGAGCAGCGCGGCGGCGATGCGGCCGGCGTCCTGCCACTGGTCACGGGCGCCCATGGGCAAAGGCTTGGATTGCTGCCAACGGCTGCGCGTGCCTTGCTGCAATGGCGCCGCGTCTTGCCAGTGCGCATGCGCGCCGCCCACGGTGGGACGGCTGACGTTGATGTCGTAGGCCACAGCGATGCGCAGCCGCAGGCCGGTGATGCGGCCAGCGCCGCACAGGCTGACACCCGAGCGCATGCCAATACGCAGCCGCAGGCCGGTGACGGTGCCGCTCCCCGCGAGCGTGACATCGGGGATGCTTGGCGCGGCATCGTCGTCGCCGAAGACCAGGCGCACCGCGCCGGGCGTTGTGACCGGTGGGTTTGCAAAAACAAGGTGAGTGGCGGCCACACGTTGCGCCCTCGGTCAGTCAAGCACCACGGCGCCCAGCAGCACCAGGCCGCCAGCGTAGAGGCTGGGCGAATCGTCGCCGGGGGCGGTGGCGCCGCCTGTCACCGTGAAGTCGCCCGCGTGGTCCGCATCGGTCACGGTGCCAGCAGCCACCAGCTTGCCTTCGCCCGACACCCACTGCGCTGCGCGTGGCGTGCCGCTGACATCGACCAGAGCGCCGCCCGGCGCCGCCACATTGAGCGTGAGCGCACCGGCCGAGATGGTGCCGCACGGCTTGGCAAGCACCATCGTTGCCATGGGGGCCACCCCCGGCGCGGCGCCAGTAGCAGCACCCGCGTCGGTGTATAGGTAGATGCGCGATGCGACCGTCCCCAAGTCGGCAAACGCCAGCGTTGCAGCGAGCTGCGCCAAGGCGAGGTCTGGGCCGACTGTCATCATGGCTGCACCTCTGGGGTCAGGTTGTCGGCCACCACCGCCCGGTAATCGTGCGTGGGGTGGTAGGTCAGCACGGTGTAAATCTCAAGGCTGGGCAGCCCCGAGAAGCTGTAGTACCCGGTTGTGGGGTGGCTAAACACCTCGCGCACTACTTTTCCGTCACGCTCCCGCACCAGGCGCACACGGCAGCTAAGCGGCGCGTTAGGGGTGCCCTTGACTTCGGTGAATCCATCCACTACGCCGTTTGGCGCTCCCGCCGCACCGGCTTGGTAATCCCCGTAGGAAACCAGGTCGGGCGTAGGTTTTGACGCTCCATAGGGGCCGGTGTACGCGCCGCCCCGTGCTACCGAGACGCTCGGCAGCAAGGTCGTGTAGGTGCTCAAGCTCGCCATGGTTTAGCGCCAAGGGCCATCTACATCGACGAACGACACCCCAGTAGAGGCACTCAATGCTGTCGTGGAGCCCCCAGTAGTCGGCCTTAGTGCGATGCAGGTGCGCCCACCTACGACAACGGTGTCGAACAAGTTGAAGTAGGTGTGTGTGCCGGATTGCGGGCATACCAAAAGCCCGGGTACATCGGCGCGCGGCGGGGTGCCACTTATCGCCTCCATCAGAAACACCCGGCCAAGGATAAGGCCCCCATCAATGACTGAAGGGAACACCCCCATAGCGGCCTCTTGCCCGCTCACGGATGTGCTGCCCACGTACGGGCCACGGCGGCCCAACAGACACGACCCGATGCCTGCATACGACCTGGCGAAAGCCATCAACTGCACGGTGTTGTATTCCAAAACCCCAGTGCTGACATCTGTCTGCGATGCCGCTGTGCTAAAGGCAAGGAAGCACGCATACGGGTCGCCGGCGGGGTTTTTCACGATCGGGTCACCAAACCCCCGCGTCGCGCAATTCTGGTACGTTGCGCCACGCCAGTAGCCCGGCGCAATGCTGTCTATGATGAACAGCCCATCGCTGGCAATGAACCACGCGTTTGGGGTGCTGTCCGCAGTGTCGCTTTTTTGCCAGTAGCCTCCGCCGCTCATCTGGGCCGACGTGGGGAATGCGCCGTAGCCCGTGTCCACGTCGGTCATGGTCTCGTACCCGACGACACGTGGCGTTGTTGTGCTCGTGTCGTCCACCCGCAGCAGCATCTTGCTGCTGCGAGCATCCAGGCTGCGAAACACGGCCACGTTGGTCTTGCTGTAGACCTTCTCCCAGCCGGCCGGCGCGATCTTGAAAGTGATGGTGCCCGCTGCCGTGCCGTCAGCCAGGGCGGTGGCGAACTTCACCGTGGTGGCGTCTGCAAACGTTACCTTCTGTTCGCCGTTGAGGTCCGTCATAGCGCCCGTCACACCCGCCACCAGAATGACCGAGCGCGCCCAGGCAGCACTTGCGCCGCCCGCGAAGGTGAGCGTGGCGATGCCTCCAGAAACCACGAGCGACGTGGCAGATTTGAGGCCGTAGCCGGTGCACAGGCAGGCTTCAAGCTGAGCGATGCGGCTGCCAGCCACGCCGTTGACCACAGGGGCGCCGGGCATGTCGCTGCGGTAGTGTTTAACTGAGGTGTCTACAGGGGATGCCATGGGTCAATTCCTTTGCTTTTTTGGGTCGTTCGTTGGTGGCTCAGGGCGCGCTTGGTGGGCGGTCCACGTCGCCGCGCCCGAGCAGCTCAAACGTATAGTCGGTGCCCGCTGCCGGCCCCATTTGCACGGTGCGAATGCAGGCAAAGGGGTAGATGGCCCCGGCGAAGTGTGCGAACAGCACGTTGCCAGCGGCCCAGCCGGTGCCCCAGCCGAGGGCGCGCAGCGTGAAGTACGGAACGCCGCTGATCGGGTTGATCGGGGCAAAGTCGGCATTGATGTTGCCGGTGCCGATAAACCCCATGTGCTCGCCAATGCACTCGAACGTCGTGCTGTTGGTAAAGCGCAGGGCAAAGCGCTCGGTGAGCGCGCCGGCGTTGGTCAGCTCTACCGGGGCGAGCGCGTCGTTGTACGTGGCCGGCGCGGGGTTGCCGACGATTGAATCTGCCCAGGTGATGCCGTCCCATGTGCCCTGGTCCCAAAACGCCGAGACGCGGGCGCGCAGCGTTTGCGCCGCAATAGCACTGCTGACCACACTGCCCGCCGGGAAGTCGTGCGTGAGCTGGCCCACCGTGGCCACGGCGCCTTGGATCTGCACGTCGCGCAGCCGCTCCAACTGCTCGATGTGGTGCTCGACATAGACGGGCTGCGCCCAGCCCGTGACGTCCACCGCGGTGACGGTGCCCGCATCCAGATCTGCGGTGTAGCCCGTGTTGATGGTGGCGCCGTCGCTGCCCACCAGGCGCACACGTGAGAGCCGGGTGCGGGCACAGTTGACGGTCTGCCCATTGCTGAGCGTGGCGGGCGTAGTGCTTGCCGTGTGGCTGATGACGATGTAGCTTCCCACGCGGTAGATGGGCACGCGGCCGTCTTGCGGCAAGCGCACCGGGTCAAGCCCCAGGATGTCGGCGTCAATCGGCAGGTAAAAGTAGCTGACCGAGTTGTACCGAAAGCTGGTCGGGTCCACAGGCCACGGGCGCCAGATTTTGCCGGCCTGCACGGCGCCAACATCGGCGGCGTCGTACCACCACTCGGCCTTCTGCGCGGCAGTGAGGTCCGCGTCAAGCACGTAGTCGCCGGACTGCAACTCCCCAACGCCAGTCTGGTAGTCGAGCTTGCCGCGCATGTGGGGGCCGGTGAAGTTGCCGTCCAGGTCACCCGTGGCGGTGATGGCGTTGCCCTGCGTGTCGAGCATGGTCATCACAAAGCCGCTGGGCTTGATGGGGGCCGCCTGGGTGCGAAAAAAGATGCTGGCGGTCTGCCAGGCGATGCGGCGCGTCCACAGGCTTTGCAGGGCGAAGGCGCCGGCGCCGACCACGTAGTCTGTCATGCGGGCAAGCCCGGTGCTGTAGTCCAGTGTGCCGCTGGCTACGCCCGAATCGGTAGTGGTGCGCCCCCGGTAAATAACGCCCTCGAAGTCGCTGTAGGTTTGGCCCATCCAGGTGAACTGCACGCTGCCAGGCACGATCGCGTCAGAGGTGTAAGGGCACAAATCGAACGTGATTGCTGGTGGCGTGAACGTCATCGTCTTGGACTGCGGCACGGCCGGCGCCACGCGGTAGCGGGCGACGATGCTGGTGCCCGCGAACATCTCTTCGCCAACGCTGGCGGTGCCGTACTGGCCGCCCTTCATGGCGCTGCTGCCGCCGCTGCCACCGCCGTCGGCAATGGCGGTCTCGAAGGCCGACGCGTTTTCGTGATCTGCCTTGTAGCTGCTGGTGCTGCGGTCGAACTGCACCACCTTTAGGCTGATCGCCTTGGCGGCGTAGTTGACCGTGCCAAGGGTGCCTGGGAAGTTTCCGGCGCCGTCGTCGGTGGCGGTGTGCACCACCACCACTTTGTTGTCGCTGGTGGTGCCAGACTCTTGCGTGAGCGTAGCGGTGTTGCTGCCGCTTTTGGTGACCGAAAACGGGCGGTCTACGTATTGGATTGCCATGGTCTGCTATGCCTTCGTTTAATGTCCGGGCGTCGAACGAGGCCAGTTAACACCCGTGCCCGTGCCCGAGCCTGCGCCCGTGCCCTGGCCGGGGTCGTAGTACTCGGGCACCGACTTGATGACGTAGGCGACATCGGCGGCCTTGGTTGCGCTGGTGGTGCTGTCTTGTGCGCCGCTGGTGTTGGACACGGTGCGCGCCGTGGCCCATGACACCGCCAGCGTGCCCGCTGCGGGCTGCTGCGCCAGGGTGAGGGCCACGAACCCGCCCGCGTCTGGCGCCGCATCGCCAGCGGCGAAGGTCTCGACGTGCACGTCGTCCACCGTGTAGGCCACATTGATGTCCGCGCCAGGGTCAGGCAGGTACGTGGGCCGCAGCAATACGGTGTTGCTGGGGTAATCGACCACGCCCGCGCCGTTGCCGGTAATGCCGCCAGAACCGTCATCGGTGGCGGTGCGCAGCACGCCGGCGCTGTACCAGGTGAACGTGATGCTGCCGGGGACGACGCCCACGTCATCAAGCTGCCAGCAATACTCAGGTGCACGAATGGCTGCGCCCTGGCCGCTGCGGTCATCGAAGCCCGCCCGCTCGCCGAAGCTGATGATGATGCTGCTGCCAACGTCAGGCAGCGCCGGCAATGTGATGGCACCGCTGCCGGTGGTGTAAATAAGCTGCCCCGCCGCGCTGCCGGTGAACGCCCCTGCGCCGTCATCCGACGCCGTGTACCAGTTGCCCAGCACCATAAACGAGATCACGACAGTGCCTGGCGCGGGCAGAGGCTTGAGCATGAACACGTAGTTCAGGCCCCGGTTTTCCTGCCCGATCTTAATGCGCTGGGTGTGCGGCGTGACGCCGACCTCGATATGTCGCGGCGAGTCTGCCAGCACGATGCTGCGCTGCGCGCCCGGCTTTTGGTCGAGCGCCGACACTTCGGTGCGCGCGCTGGGCACGAGCTGCGTGTACACACTGTCCGTCAGCAGCACGCTATCGCCCAAGGCGGCGGCTGCGGTCAAGGTGGATGCGCCGAAGAACTCAGCCGCGTCGGCCACGGTAGTGTCGCGCACCACGGTTTTGGTGCCGTTGCGCACGTAGCCCCGATCGGGCGGGCTGCCGGCAAAGTCGCTGCGCAGCGCGTCGGTCAGATCACACGCAACAACGTCGGCAAGCAAACCGTCCGTGATCTTGTCGCCCAGCAATTTGCGCAGCGACTCGATGCGCTTGGTCAACGCGTCGATATCGGCCTGGTTCTTGGCCTCGGTCATCAGCTTCTGCAGGCCCTGGCTGAGCGCTGCGGTGGCGTCCACGCCTTGCGCCTTCAGGTTGCCGAATTCCTTGACCAATACGCCTACGGCCTCGTCTGACTTCTTGAATCCGTCGGTCAGCTTGGATGACACCTGCAGCGCATCGATCCCCAGCGCGCTCATGGCCTCCCTGGCACTGTTGATGCCGGGCAGCGCCTTGTCCATGGCGTCCCTCAGGTCCAGCGCCTTCTGTTTGGCCTGGTCCAGCAGGCCATCGGCGATCTTGTCGCCAAGCTGCGTGCGCAGGCGGTTGATGCGCTCGTTCACTGCGTCGAGCTCGGCCTGGTTCTTCGCGCCGTCGATCATGTTCGAGAGCGCCTGGCCCACCACAGCCGCCGTGTCCACGCCAGCCTTCTCCAGGTCGGGCAGGGCCGCGATGAGGAGCAGGAGCTGGTCGTTGGCGTCCTTGAAAGCCGCGCCGACCTTGTTGCTGGCACCCACCGTATCCACGCCCAGGCTCTTGGCGGCCTGCTGGGCGATCAGCACCAGGCCGGCCTCAAGCGTCTTGCCTGCAACCTTGGCCTCGTTCATCGCCAGGATGAACTCCACGCGGAACTTGGTCAGCTCGGCGCCACTGAGCTTGCCCAGGGCGCCCGGCAGCTCCTCGCGCAGCATCTTCTCCAGATCCACGCCACGGGCCTTGGCCGCCTGCAGGTTGGCAACGATGTCCGCCAGCGCTGCGGCCGGCACCGCCGTATTGATGGTCTTTGCCAGCGCCGACAAGGCACTGCGGGCATCTTCCGATGCCTTGGTAACGGCACCTACACCCCCAGACGCCTGCAAAGCACCCGCGGCGACAGCGTTGCCCGCAGCACTGCCTGCGCCGCCGAGCTTGCCCAGGCTGTCGGCACCGGCATTGGCGGCGCCCGCGACCTTGGTGGGAGCGGTCTCCGCATCCTTCCACATTGCGGCGATCGAGTCGCGGGTCTGCTGGTTACGCTTTTCGAAACGGTCGAACGCCTGAGACACCGTGTCGCTGGTGAAAACGGCCGTTGCTGCCTCCTTGACAAGCTGCAGGCTGCTGATCGTCGCCTCAAAATACCCAACCAATCCAACACCGAGCTTGCGCGCCAGCTCGCTGTTCTCGTAGAGCATGGTGCCGATCTGGTAGCCGATCTCTAACCCTGTCACAGCCACCGCAATGCTGATGACCTTAGGGACCTTCGAGAGCTCCAGCGACAGCAGCGATGCTGCCTTGCCAGTCGCCAGCATCTCGGCAGAAAAGGCGCGTAGCGCTGCTACGCCTTGCACAGCCAACGCAGCGGTGAGCACCGCCCCTGCACGCGTGGCCACACCTGCCAAGGTATCGAGGTTTTCTGCCAGCGCATTGATGCCCTTGGCCACCACCGAACTCTGCTGGGCGCCGCCGGTCAGGCTGCCAATGAACAGCGTCCACTGCGTGTTGAGGTTTTCCAGGGCGCGGCCGGTGGTCAGCGGCAGCGTGGCAAATTCCTTGTTGATCGCGGCGGCCTGCCCTTTGAGCGCGCCCACCACCTTGGCCGCCGTCAGCTCGCCCTGTTCGGCCAAGGCGCGCAGAGCGCCGACAGGCACATTCAAGCCATCGGCCAGGGCCTTCGACAACCCATATGGCTTTGCCGACCTGTCCATGTGTTTCTGGGCCGATACCTTCATGCGCGGCGGGCTCAAGTTCTGGGTAACGTTCACCGAGAAGTACGGCACGCCCTGGCTGGTGGGCAAACAGCCGCGCGGCACGCCAGGGCCGGAGGTGGACAAGCTGCTGGACAAGCTCGAATCCATGATTCAGGACGCAGTGGCGGCCATCCCCGACGATTCGAGCATCGACATCCTGGAGGCGGGCGACAAGGGCGCCAGCGCCGACCTGTACGAGCGGCTGCTGATGTACTGCCGCTCGGAGATCAACATTGCCCTGCTGGGGCAAAACCAGAGCAGCGAGGCGAGCAGCACCCACGCCAGTGCCACGGCGGGGCTGGAGGTGGCAGACACCATCCGCGACGGCGATGCGCGCCTGGTCAGCGCCACCATCAACCAGCTGCTGCGCTGGATGACGGACCTGCACGATGGCGAGCAGACCCCTGCGCCCACGTTCGAGTTGTTTGAGGAAGAAGACGTCAACACCCGGCAGGCTGACCGCGACGAAACCCTTAGCAAGGCCGGGGTGAAGTTCACGCCGGTGTACTGGAAGCGGGTCTATGACTTGCAGGATGGCGACATTGACGAGGCGCCAGTGGTGCCCGCTGTCCCTGCGGGCACCGCGACTGCGGCGGCCACGGTGGCCACCGTGGCCACGCCACCGGTGGCATTCGCCGAGGGCACACCTGCCACCAACGACGCCGCCCACACGCTGGGCGCGGGAGCTGCCCCGGTGGTGGCCGATTGGGTGCGCGAGCTGCGCGCCCTGGTGGACGCCCACACTGACCCGCAGGCGCTGCAAGACGCCTTGCTGCAGGCCTACAGCGACCTGCCCACCGCCGACCTCACCGAGTTGATGGCGCTGGCCTTCGAGCTGGCGCACCTGCAGGGCCGCGACCAGGCCGCGCTGGGGACGGGCCGTGGCTGATATCGGGGAGGCCGCCCGTTCCACGGTGGACGGCGCACGCCAGCAGTTCCAGGAGCAGATCGACTTCCTGCGCCGCAAGCTCAACCTGCCCAGCGAGACCTGGCGCGACATCCAGCGCGCCGCGCACGACCGCGCCTTCATGGTGGCAGGCGCAGCCAAAGCTGACCTGCTTGTCGATTTGCGCAAGGCGGTGGACCAGGCCGTGCAGGGCGGCTCGATCGGTGAGTTTCGCAAGAGCTTTGCCGACATCGTCGCCAAGCATGGATGGACCGGCTGGACCGGCGAGGGCAGCAAGGCGGGCGAGGCCTGGCGCACGCGGGTGATTTATCAGACCAACCTGATGACGTCGTATGCAGGGGGGCGCCGCGCGCAATTGCTCGACCCCGACCTGCTCAAACGCCGTCCGTTCTGGCGTTACGTGCACAACGACAGCGTGGCGCACCCCCGGCCCGAGCACAAGCGCTGGGGCGACATGCGGCTGACGCTGCGCAACGACCACCCGTTCTGGAAAACCCATTTCCCGCCCAATGGCTGGGGCTGCAAGTGCCGCGTGGTGCCGGTGGCCGCGTCTGGCGACGGCGACGCCACCGATCCGCCCGAGGGCTGGAATGCCTTGGACCCACAAACGGGCGCACCCATAGGCATTGATGAGGGCTGGGACTACGCGCCAGGCGCACGGGTCGACGATGAGCTGCGGACGTTCGTGCAGGACAAGCTGATCGACTACCCGCCGGCGATCAGCAAGGCACTCTCTGCGGATGTCAACGGGAAAATCACCGCAGACGACTTCGTTCCCGATTTTGTGCGTGCCGTGCTCGGCGACCCGACTCGCACTGACAACTTGTGGCTAGGGTTTGTGGAGCAACCTGAGGTGATTGCGGCCCTGGCGGACGTAAACGTCCAAGGCTACACCGTGCTGATGCCCGCGCAGAGCGTGCGCCATACGGTGAGGTCGCACCAGTTCGATGGCGCTGGGCAGCGCGCACCAACGCCTGAGGACTTCGCCAAAGTCGAGGACGTGCTGAATGCGGCCGATGCCATAAGGCTGAGCAATGAACGGGGCAAGAACGGCGAGCCCCGTGTAGTTGCTTCCAAGGCCTTCGGAGATGAGGTCTTTTCCGTGGTGTTCGAGCTGCGCACGGGCAAGAGAAACCGGGCGGCCTCGATGTATTCGATGTGGATCAAGGCCCGGAAATGAGAAAGCCCCACACCCCTTGGCCCATCAACGTCCGGGACGGGTCCGGGCTGATCGCCCGGTGGCCAATGCTGTGCGAGGCAGTTGCAATTTTATGCGGGAGTGGCGCATGCCGCAAATCATTGAGCTGACCAACCGCAACGGCCTGGACTACCTGCAGGGCCTGCTCGAACGCGCCAAGGACATGCGGCCGGTGCTGCTGGAGATCGGCGAGGACATGGCCGAATCTGCCAAGCAGCGGTTTTCTACGACCACGGCCCCGGATGGCACGGCCTGGGCGCCCAACACTGCCGTGACGCTGGCCCGCTACAGCGCCATGTTCGCGCGCAAAAAGAGCGGCGAGCTGACCAAGAGCAGCGCAGCCAAGCTGGCCGGCAAGAAGCCCGGCACCGGCGAGACGCGAGCCCTGGGCACCACGATCAATTACCAGGTGCAGAGCGCCGATGAGGTGGGCATTGGGAGCCCGATGGTCTACGCGGGCACCTTCCACTACGGCGCCAAGTCGGGCGAGTTCGGTTTCGGCCTATACGCCACCCGCAACGGCAGCTTCCCCCTTCCCTGGGGCGATATCCCGGCGCGGCCGTTCCTGGGAGCGTCGGAGGATGACAAGGCCAACATCGTGCGGCTGGTGCAGAGCTATTTGTTGGAGGAGTGACCCTATGAGCAATCCGTGCCTGATTTTGGAAGTATCTGGCGCTGACCAGTGGGAGCCCTTTCGCGGCTGCCGCCGAATTGACCCAGCCATTCGTCCCACCGTGCTCCACCCCTCGCGGGAATGGGCCGAAGCCGAAGCGCTGCGCCTGACCAAAGCCCACCCCGGCAGGCTTTTTGCGGTGTTTGAGGCGGCGACAGCAGGCCATGCGGTCAAGGTTCCCTCCCACATCACGCTAGGCGGCAAGGTCGTGGCTGAGCAATGGATGCCTGGTCTGGTGCAGATCGGTGAAGAGGACATCCCGTTCTAG